TGGCCGGACGTATTCCCTGTTTCCGAGCTGCACCAGATTGAAAAATCTGTAGGCCCTCGTGAATGGTCTGCGCTTTATCAGCAGCATCCAACGCCTGGCGATGGGGTTCTGTTTAAAACGGACATGATTTCTATCGTGGATGCGCCACCTGCATCTGGCGCGGTGTTCAGACGTTGGGATTTGGCCGCCACAAAACAGATTGGTACGCGTGACCCAGACTGGACTGCTGGCGTTAAGATGCTGCGTACATATGAAGGGCGTTACTGCGTTCTGGATATTGTGCGCCTGCGCGGGACGCCAGATGAGGTTGAGGCAGTGATAACTGCAACAGCATCACGAGATGGGCAGCAAGTGCCAATAGTCCTACCACAAGACCCAGGACAGGCAGGTGTGGCGCAGGTTCAGTATCTTACCCGCAGGCTGGCAGGATACCGCGTGGAGAGTGTGCGAGAAACGGGCGACAAGGCCACGCGAGCCGCCCCGTTTGCATCGCAAGTGAATGCCGGGAACGTCTCTCTCGTACGCGCACCGTGGAACCGGGCCTTCCTTGAGGAGGCCGCGCAGTTTCCGGCCGGGACCCACGATGACCAGATAGATGCAGCTTCTGGGGCCTTCGATATGCTTGTGCAGAGCATGAGTAGACGCCCCCTTACCGATGAAGAACTTGAAGAATTTTACTGATGGCAAAACGCAAGCAGCGCACGAAGCGAGTGAGCGAGGCAGACCTTGCCTATGCGTCAGACGCCGAAGATCGTCTTGCGCAAGAAGGCATGACTTCCGAGCGGGCATCCTCGCTGCTTGCGCCTTATATCCCTGAGCAAAAAGGCGTTGTGCCTGCGGGTAAGGGAATACCCAAGCCAGCGCAGGATAGCGCAGAAAGCATGCGCTCCGGCTTACCGTGGTTCGGACTTCTTGGTCAGATATTCCAAGAGGGTATTGGGTTTCCCGGATACGGCTATCTGTCATCCCTCATCCTGCGGGCAGAATATCGCAACATTTGCGATACAATTGCTTCAAAGGCTTTGAGAAAGTGGGGCAAGATCATCAGCCGCGACAATGATTCGTCTGATGAAAAGAATGAGCGCATCCAGAAAATAGAAGCCCGCATGCATGAGTTGCGGTGCCGGGATGTCCTGCGCCAAATGCTCGTGCATGATATGTGCTTTGGGCAGGGAAAGGCTGCGATAATTCTAAAGAACACGGCAGATGATGAATTATCAAAGCCGTTGTTTCTGGATGCAGCTAAAGTTGGCAAGAAAAGCCTAATCGGGTTCCGCAACATCGAACCGTGGTGGATGACGCCATCCGCGTACGAGAGCGAGAACCCTCTGGACGAATGGTTCTACCGGCCCAAGACGTGGTGGATGATGGGGCGAGAAATACATTCATCGCGCCTGCTCAACATCACAATGAGGCCCGTGCCCGATCTGTTTAAGCCCGCGTTTAATTTCGGCGGCATGCCGTTAACGCTGATGGCTAAACCCTACGTCACAAACTGGCTAAGGGCACGCCAGAGTGTATCTGATATGCTCTATGCCTATTCAGTTGTGGTTCTAAAAACAGACCTGACAACGCTGATGTCTGCGGAAGGCAGGCGCAATCTACGCCAGCGCGTCAAGGAGTTTACCGCGCTGCGCAACAATATGGGTGTGCAGATATGCGGACAGGATGAGGAAGTTGATATTTTAGCCTCCCCACTGACCGGTCTTAATGACCTGCAAACAGCGGCCTTGGAGCAGATATGCGCTGTTTCAAAAATACCTGTCGTTGAATACACGTCCAATCAGCCCAGCGGGTTAAACGCATCCTCAGATAGCGAGTTGGAGTGCTGGCGCGATACGTTGACAGCCATTCGTGAAAACGATTGCGGGCCTGCGCTGCAATCCATGATTTCCGTTATCCAGCTTGATATGGATGGGAAAATTGACGCCGATCTTATCTGGCGGTGGGATGATCTGAACGAGGTTTCGGAAACAGAAGCAAACAAGATGTTTGTGGAAAAATCCCGCGCCCTTAGCCAGTTGGTTGAGGATGAAATTCTTAGGCCGTCTGAGGCGCGAGACGATCTGCGCCAAGACCCATCCAGCCCATTCAGTCGCATTGGCCTAAAGGATGAAGGAGATGACGCGCTGGATGAGCAGGCCCAAGAAGAACCTTCTAAACGCAATGATCGACCGGTAGAAGGCGACGAAGGTGAAGGCGCTTAAAACGCGGCGGCTGATCTACTCACAGTTGAATGAGGATGATTACCGGCGACGCATGTTGCGTTTGATACGCCAGATGCATACGGAAGTTTCAGCAGAAATTTCCAGCATGTATGCGCCGTTCATCGCCTCATTGCAGCGTGAGAGGTTGGCGGCAAATGATGCTGATATTGTCGGCATGTTTGTTGGTCTATTTCGATCTGCCCGCAACAAATGGCGCATGATGTTTGGCATGCCATCAGAGAAGATGGCGCGAGATTTCGTGAAGGCCAATCAGGCATCAGCAAAGCGGCAGATGAAGGCAACAGTGCGCCAGATCAGTGTTGGCGCTCAAGAGGAGAGTCCTCCTGAGTATACCGCCAAACCAGAGCCCACTCCCAAGAGTAGGTTTAGGGCCGAAAGTGCTTTGCCTCCCGGACGTGTTTCCGTAAATGCCATGGTGCAGGCAAATGTCAGCCTCATTCAGTCGATACCTGAAAAGTATCTGGATGAGGTGGAATATCTGGTGATGCAGTGCGTGCAGAATGGTTCTGATATGCGCACGCTAACAGAAGAATTGCAGCACAGGTATGGACTGACCAAGAAACGGGCCGCTTTCATAGCCAGAGATCAAAACCATAAGGTTTTTGGCCGTATCGCAGTTAATGAGGCCGTAGAGGCTGGATTTTCTCGCGGGATATGGCGGCATAGTCGCGGCGGAAGAGAGCCGCGAGAAAGTCATGTCAAAGCAAATGGGGATGTTTTTGAACTCTCCCAAGGCTGCTTCATTGACGATGAATATATTTACCCCGGCGAAAAGATAAATTGCCGGTGTGTGTTTGAGGTTTTCGTACCAGCATGACCGAACAAAGTGTGCGATCCACCGATGCGATGGGACGCTTGCATGTCGCGCGTTCTGTGCTTACGCGGGAATGCGTATCCGGTTATCCGGGACGCAAGCTCAACGGGTGGCAGGAATTGGGTCTAGACCCCAACCGCACATACTTCGTGCTGCGCCCCGCCGATGAATTGGAGAAGGCTGTTTCAGGCTTTAACAGAATTGAGGTTCTGTATGAGCACGACACAGTTTCCGCCAATGACCGGGATAACAACAAGGTTATAGGCACAACAGGATCTGATGCCCGCATGGAGGATGGCGCTGTTGTTAACAGCCTGACCATCTGGGCCGAGCCTTGGGTCTCCCGCGTGCAGCAGAACATCCAGCGCGAACTGTCTGCTTCGTATTTCTACGATCTGGACATAACGCCAGCGGTTTGGAACGGGCAGCCCTATGACATGATCTTTCGGAACATCGTTCCCAATCATGTTGCTGTCGTCCCCAATGGGCGGCTGGGGAAAGCCGCCATCATTGAAGATTCCGCAGAACAACAGCCAGAGGAAAACCAAGTGGCTACAGAACCCAATAAAGGGCAGGCGGGCGGTATGGAGCCGCTTGTAACGGCATTGCGCGCCATGGTGCCAGCAGAAGATGCATCTGATGATGATGTGAAAGAGTGCGCCGAAAAAATGGTGAAGGGACTCAAAGACAAAAAGAGCGCCAAAGATGAGGCAGAGGCCAAGCGTAAAAAAGAGGAAGAGGAAGAAGCTGAGCGCAAGAAAAAAGCTGCTGAAGACGCTGCTTGCCACAAGAAGCCCGCAATGGACGCTGCCGAAGTTGAGCAGGTTACTGCTGCTGCCATTGCTGATTACGATAAGGCCATGCGCGATGTGCGCCCCTTGGTAGGTGATCTGCAAATGCCCGCCATGGATAGTGTGGACGGCATGAGCATGGGCGATACCATTCGCCGCAAGGCACTAACACTGGCGGGCGTAAATGTGCAGGGCGTGCATCCATCTGCTTACCCTGCTCTGATTGACATGGCCGTCAAAGCCAAGAGCGCCAAGCCTGCCGCTCCAGCAATGGATAGCGCAGATGCCCCCGCGGATATCGCGCAGCGTTACCCTGACCTGAAACGCTTCGGAGTATAAAAATGTCCTTTCAAACGCATATGAATATTGATCCACCGCAGGCATGGCCGGGTGATTTCGCGTCTGCTAACCCGCGCTATACTACCATTGGCGGCGAGGGCGCTTGCCGTGCTGGAGCCGCTTTGACGGCAGCTACATTCGGGTGGCTGCAAAGCGATGGCGTAACCGTTCTGAATAGCGGCACGACAACGCCAGACGGCTTTATTCGGCGTGGGGGGCAGGGGAATATCCCGAATTATCTGGGCAATTCCAGCATGTCTATTCCCAAAGGATTCATGGTGACGGTTTTCCCGTCTGGTGATTTCTGGGTGAAGTCCGCAGGGGCAGCTACACGCGGCGCATCCGTTTATTGTGATGGCACGGGTGCGATTGCAGATAGCGCCGCTACAGGTGCCATCAAGACCAACTTTATTTACGCAACCGCAGCTACTGCCGCTGGAGAAATGGTTGTGATTACTGCGAAGCCGGGAGTTTAATTGATGGCTGAATGGATTAAGGACGCGCCTGCTCTTGCGCGAAATGCAGGCATCATTCTGCCGGGCATTCGCTCCTATGTTTCCGAAGCTGCGCGAATGCCCGCGTTTGACGCGGCTGATACGTTTACGCCGGGCGCGCCAAATACTGAGCCCAATAACGGGCCGTTGATGCAGGCCCTGACCATCATTGACCCAGAAATCATTCGTATTCTGCTCTCCCCTATGCGGGCAGCTACCATTTACGGTGAAGAAAAACGCGGGGACTGGTTGCGCGACGGCATGGCCTTCTCTGTTGTTGAACAGGGCGGACAGGTTGCTGCGTATGGCGATTTTAATATGGCCGGGTATGCGCAGGCCAACATCAACTATGAATGGCGGCAACAGTTCCTTGTGCAGGCGTTTGCCGAATGGGGTGAGCGTGAAGCCGCGCGTTATGATGCTGGCGGCATGCCCTATATCATGGAGAAACGCCGCGCGGTTATCACCATTCTGAACAAATGGCAGAACCGTAGCTATTTCTTTGGCATTTCCGGGTTGCAGACATATGGCGCGCTTAACGACCCGTCACTGCCAGCTTCCGTTGCGCCGCAGCCCCAGACCATCAATGGTTCGTCTGTAACCACATGGGCAGAGAAAGACGGTCAGGGCGTGTATGATGACATTCTGTATCTATACACGCAGTTGGTTGACCAGACCTACGGCATGGATGGCGTAACCAGCGATAGCAATTTGGTTCTTGTTCTATCCAACAAGCGCATTACCGCGCTGAACAAGACGAATGCTCAGTTCAACACGTCTGTTTATGATCTGTTGAAGAAGAACTTTCCGAATATGCGGATTGAGCAGGCCCCCGAGCTTTCCCTCGCATCTGGGGAAATGGTGCAGATGTTTGCCGAGCGTATGGACGGCACGCGTACAGTGTTCTGCGCATTTTCTGAAAAGCTGCGGGCGCATCGCCTGATGCTTTCTGACTCTGGTGCGCGTCAGAAGCAGACCAGTGGTTCTTGGGGGGCAATTATCCGCTACCCGCTCGCATTTACATCCATGGTGGGGGTCTAATCATGGCAACAGTAACAGTTGGCTGCAAATTGCTGCACGGCGTGAAGCTGCGCCTTTCTGATGGTACGGATGTTATGCTGCGCGGCGCACGGCAGGCCCCCGGATTCGATATGCGTACAGGTGAAGGCGCTCCGGGTTCAGTGGGTCTGACCGAGATTGACGCCAGTGTATGGGCGCAAATTCAGAAAGAATATGCACGCTGGCCTATGCTGACGGGGGGCATGGTCTTTGCTGATGCCAAAAAATCCAAGGTCATAGATCAGGCCAAGGAAAAGGCAGAACAGAAGACGGGGCTGGAGCCGATTTCTGACAAGGAATTGGCTGCTGATAAAGTCGAGCGCATTGACCCTCCCAAAGGGCAGTAATCATGACAACAGGCGTTGTGGTATTTGATTATACTGACTGGAAAGGGGAGTTTCCCGCGCTTTCGGGGGCGGTCTCCTCAGCTATGGCGCAGCGTCTGTTCATGCAGGCAACCATCCTTCTGGATAACACGCCGCACTCTATCGTGCGCGATGTTGGCCAGAGGTCTGCGTTGTATGGCTTGCTGGTTGCTCATTTGGCTGTCTTGGAGGCTGGATCAGTAACGGTTGATCAGCCAAAGGATGCAACCGGAGCTCCTATTCCGGGGACATCTGCAACCATAACAGCGGGAACGGTGGGGCAAGTAACATCTGCCCGCGAGGGTTCTGTTTCTGTTGGTGTGCAGGCGCTCACCAGCGGATCAAGCGCCTATGGCACAGAGGGTTGGTACAACCAGACGCAATTCGGGGCGACATTCTGGGCCATGATCCAGCCATTCCTGCGCGGGGCGTATGATCCCGGGCCAGACCAATCGGCGCGATGGCTTATCCCATGACGGTAGAGATTTTTGGCATTGAACGCGCGGGGCATATCATCAATGCCGCCCGCAAGAGGGCAATGGCTGGCTCTATCGAGGTGGGATGGGATAACCGGGAGCGTTATACGGATGGAACATCTGTAGGAATGGTGGCGCTCATTCAAGAGTTTGGCACTGTTCGCGTGACCAAAGACGGCAGGCAGTGGATACCCCCGCGTCCCTTTATGCGCCAATGCGTGGAAAAGAATAAGGCCAAATGGGCGCAGGTCTTCATGAAAAGGATTGAAGAAGGCAACGCGCAGATGGATGCGGCAAAGTCCGTTAGGGCTTTGATGGCGTCTGATTTGCGGGCCGCAATTATTGCGTTTGATGATCCGCAAAATATGCCTTCTACAATCCAGAGGAAGGGGTTTAACGACCCACTCGTTGATACAGGGTTAATGTTGAGATCAATCTCAAGCTCCATCACCGCAGCCCCAATTCATGCCAGCACTCCCAACCCGCAGCCAGAACCAGTTGTTGAGGATACCCCGCCACCGAAGCCGAAAGGTCTATGGGGCCGTGTTGTAAACGCCGCGAAACGTATCTTTGGGTTTGGTAAAAAATGAACTTGCGCTCCATTGCCAATGGCATGACCAGCCGCGTGAATAGCAACAAAACTGTTGTGTGGCGCAGGAATGTAGGGTGGGATCAAGACCCTGTTACATTCAAGCGCGCCCCCAAATACCAATCTATTGTACTCTCAGCCAATATCCAGCCAGTCAGTAGCACTGATCTGGAATTTGTAGATGGCATCAATAAGCAGGGATATTCCCGCGCTGTTTATCTCAACGCCCGCGCCATGGGGCAGTTGCGCTCAGAACTGCGTGGGGGCGACCTATTCACTTTCTGCGGGCAGGAGTGGCTTGTAACGCAGGTTCCAGAAGATTGGGATGAAAACGGATGGTGTCGTGTGATCGTGACGCGGCAGGACAAGTGCTGCCAGATCTCCTAGATAGCCGTGATATTGAAAGAGACGCGCAAACGGCCCTGATGAGGTTCTTATCTTGGGTGTTTGCGCAGGAAATGGCAGAGGAAGCCACTCCGCGCCTCAGTATTATTTTGGGTCAGGAAAACAGGAATAGCTTACCGCCCTTTCCGTTTATTGTCGTAACGCCACTTATGAGTGAGCGCCTAGCAACCAATGAGCGTAGGTATCACGCAGATGGCGCAGAAACCATTCTGCAAGAAACGCGCATATCGTTTCAGGTGGATTTCTACGGAGAATGTGCACTGCGCCGCATGACCCGGTTTTCAACCCTGTTTCGTGATGAAATTGGGTGTCAATGGTTCGTGCAGGATGGTTGCGATATCCACCCCCTTTACGCTGAGAACAGGCGGCAGCTCCCATTTGTCAGCGATAGTCAGCAGTGGGTGGACAGATGGACAATCTCCGCCAGCCTTCAATTAGACCAAAAAATAAAGATCAACACCGGCAGCGCCATAACTGTAGGCGATGTTGGTATTGTGTGTGTTGACAGGAGCGCATGAATTGACAGTCTCACTCGACAGGTTTGCAAAGGTTGACCCGTCTGTATTGCAGGTGGGGGCGAATACAAACCGCCTCATTGGCCTGATGCTGACGCAGAATGCAAAATTTCCAGCCCAGACAGTGAAGGCATATGCCTCCTTGGATGAGATTAGCACTGCATTTGGCATTACATCGCAGGAATATAAATCTGCGGCAGTTTACTTTGGCGGCTTTGATGGATGCACACAGTATCCGCAAACTCTTTACGTTGCTGGCTGCCGCGTAGGAGATGCAGGCACCGTTGATGGCGCTGATGCTGGCACCATTATGACCAATATCGTAGCGCAAAGCCAGAAATGGGCAACGGTATTTTGCGCATTTGACCCGTCCGCCATCAAGGCTGATCTGGCTACATGGCTGAATAATCAGAACGAAAAATATTTAGGCGCTATTCACGATACCACAGAAGGCATTGCGACATCCGCGGATGGGGCATCGTGGGCGGAAACGATTGCCTCCTATAACGGTGTTGCGCCAGTTTACCTGACGCCTGAGCATGCGGCCTTCATTGCGGCCATTTCTGCATCTGTTGATTTCACGACATCAGGGAGCCGAGTCAATGCTGCATTCCGCTCACAGTCGGGACTGACGCCATCTGTGTCTGACAACACCACGTTTGATGCACTAGTTGCCAAGGGATACAATTTCTATGTGTCCACATCTGGCCCAGATACGGATGACCAGTTCCTGTATCCCGGTTGCGTGACTGGCAAATGGGCGTGGCTTGATACCTATATCAATCAGATGTGGCTGAACCGTGCATTTCAGGCCAATTTATTCGCATTGCTACGGAATGTTGGGCAGATACCATACACCACGTCTGGCACATCCATTGCCAAAACGTCTCTACAGACGGTGATTACGCAGGCCCTAGATAATGGGGTTATCCAGCCGGGTGTGACGCTATCGGCCAGCGAGATTGCAACAATTACCAGCAAATTTGGATCGAGTGCTGCCAGCGCAATCCAGTCCACCGGGTATTATCTGTATCTCAAGATGGAGAGCACGGATTCCGCAACACGCGCATCCCGCAAGACGCCATCTCTGGCGTTCTATTACACGGATGGACAGTCTGTGCAGTCCTTTGAAATGGCAAGCGTTGAGGTTCAGTAATGACCAACCGTTCAATTACATCCGCAAACTCGCGGCTCTCCATTATTCTGCAATCTAACGGCGTTGCGACTGACCTTGCTGTCACGGATACTGTTCTGAGTGCATTTGCTGATATTGTCGGCGTTCCCCTTGTTTTGGAGGGCTGGGCAGCAGATCAGGCGTTTTCTACTGCTGCTGTAACATCTGCCGAGGTTGTGCAGGGTGTAGACGGACAGAAGCATGCAGGCTGGGTGCCATCTTTAGTGACGCTATCTGGGAGTGTCATGCCAGATACGGATACAGCGGCCAATCTGGGGCGTATCTTCCAGGCGCAGCGTATGATGCGAGAGACATTTATTGTAACAGGCACGCTCATTGTGCCTGCCTTGGCGCGTTCCTACTCTCTGAACAAGGGTACGCTCACCCAGAACGTGCCTATTCCTGCCCATAACCGCGTGCAGGCTGCGCAGACGTTCCAGATTGTATTTGAGAGCGCCGAGGAGGCACCCTACTAATGCGCCGGAGCCATATTGTTGCCGTCAAGCATGGACGCGATAAGGGGCGTCATTTCCAGATAACGGAAATGTCTGCTTTTGATTGTGAGGGATGGGCACGTAATGCAGTTTCCGAGGCGTATCGCTGCGCCTTGGCATCTGATGCGCCATTGCTCCAGACGCTGGCTGGTGGCTTTCGGGACTTCTTTGAGGCACCTGAGGTTGAGCCCATCAAGTTGCCATCTGACGGTAGCCTGACTGCGGATGACCCCATTATCAAGCAGGCGCAGAAAGAACGTGCGCAGGCGGCAGAAGAAGCCTCTGAGCAAAAGCGTGAACAGTCTCCCATGCAGCTTGTGGCGTCTATTGGGCTGCAACTGTTCTATCGGCTACCGCGTGCATCGCAATCTGCAATTCTGAATGAATTGATGGCATGCGTATCCGTAAAGGTGGGAGAGGCGTATCTCCCTATTATGGAGCTGCGCGATACAGGCTGGACGTTGACGGAGCAGGCGGCTGATGAATACGTGACAGACCCCTTGACTGTGCGCCTTTTGCAGCGGGAGGCATTTGCAATTCATGCCGATTTTTTTACAACCGCCGTCCCCTACATTTATCAGGCGGTGAGGGCACGGCTGAGCCTTTACCCATAACGCGTAATGTACCCGCTACCGTTTCAACGGCTATTATGGCGGGGCTGGCGACATTGCGGGAATTGCAGACCGATTACGGCATACGCGATCTGTATGACCTGATCGAGATAAGCCTGATCCAATCAGAGACAGACCTGAGGTTAAGCAGGAAGCAAGATGCCGGATAACGATGACAGCTTTATTGAAGCCGGTATTCGGTTCACGTTTGACCCGGAAGGCTTCTTGCGTGGCTCTGCTGAGGCGCAGGACGCGCTAGAAAGCACGCTGGCGGAGATGATCAATTTCCGCCGCGAAGCGCAGAAGCAGGAGCAGCAGTTAAAGGATGCCATCCCCGGCATTGCATCTGCTCTTGGGGCCTCTGTTGATGAGGTGAAGGATGCGCTCAAGGATCTGAAAAAGACCGAGCAGGAAACCGCCAAGGAAACAGCCCGTGTTCAGAAGGAGGAGGCTCGCAGTGCCCTAGCAGAGAAGAAGCGAGCAGCGCGGGAGGAAGAACAGCTTGCCCGCAAGCAGCAGCGCGAGGAAATGGCGCGTTTGCGTGAACCCCAGCAAGCCATTCGGGAGATACGCGATACAGCTCTTGCCGCTGTAGGGGCTACCAGCATGATTGGTGGTGCCCGCCAGATTGTGGGTATGGTAGGGAATGTTGCCGCCAATGGGGCAAATGTTCTCAACATGGCCGAAAAAACCGGGTTTTCCTCTCGTGAGATTTTGGCTGTTGGTGAAGCCGGGGCGTTAACGCCGGGAAGCAGCAAGCAAGAAGCCCTGCAATCCATGAACGCATTGGCTCAGGCGCGGACTGAATGGCGCGCCAATGGTACGTCATCCCTTATTGACGTTCTTGCGAACAGGCATGGCGTAAATATTAACCACATTCTGAACGGCAGCTATGAAACCGCGATGCAAAACATCGTGGCCGATTTGCGCCGCCAGCACCACAGCACCCAAACAACAATTTCATTTCTCGAACAATCTGGCCTGACATCAGGCGGATGGAGCAATGAAGTGCTGCGCGGTCAGGATATGCACCGCCGGATTCAGCAGGGCTATTCTCTCACGCGGAATATGGCTGACAACCTTCAGCAGATGGAGAAGGTTGATGAGCAAATGCGGCATATCAAGGAGATTTGGGGGAACCTGAAAAACGATATTGCCATAGACATGCTGCCAGCAATGAAATCCATTGGCGGGTTGCTGGAAAAAGCTGATGAAGTGGCGAAGGAGCATCCAGATGCGGCTAAAAACATTATTGCAATTACCGCAACCATCATAGCTATACGCCCGCTTCTGGGAGCTATTATGGGGCTTATGGGTGTAGCTGACCTTCTCAAAATTGCCTCTGGAACGCTTCTATCTCCTAAAAAATTATTGCTTCGAGCGGGTATCCCCGGTGCTTTGGCCTACGGTGGATATGAAGCTTATGAGAACGGATGGTTCGGGAAGGGGATGGATTTCCTAGATCGTCATGATTCTGGGATATCCGCCGTAGATAATTGGCTCGGAGAAAAAACAGGTGGATGGATAGGCCGAACATTCGACAAGCAGAATATGGTCTCTCCAGAACAAGCCAAGATCAACCAGCAGAAGGCGCATGACTTCTTTATCTCGCAGGGATGGAGTGAGGAGCAGACTTCCGGGCTTCTGGCGCGTATGCAGCTTGAAAGCGGGTTTTCCCCATTTATTCGGGGAGACCATGGAGCGGCTTTTGGCTTGTTCCAATGGCATAAGGACAGGCGCGATAACTTCTTCAAGGTGTTTGGGCATCGGATGGAAGACGGTACGCTTGATGAGCAGTTAAAGTTTGCGCAGTGGGAGCTGCAGCATAGCCATGCTGGCGCTGGCGCACATTTACACGCTGCGCGAGATAGCGCCGCTGCTGGTGAAATTGCATCGCGCGAATATATAGCCCCCGGCCTTACCGAGGCAGCAAAAGCAAGGGAGGCGTTAAATACTTCTCGCCTTGCGCAGCAGATCAACGCTGCCCGTGCCATTCGTGGAGGTGCTGTGCATACGGACAACAGCCAGAAAACCATTATCCATGTGGATAATTTAACGGTGAAGGCGAACAACAAGGAGCAGCTTGTGAGCCAGCTTAAGCCGGGGAACAACCATATGCTCATGGCGGCATCTGTAAATACGGGAGTGGCGTAGGGTGGCAGGCAAAGGCCAGATTTCCAAACCCACACCCGTTGTGCCGTTGGTTACGGGAACCCCCACCATTCCAGGCGCGATTGATGGTGGTTATCGGGTTTCTGATTTTACTGAGAACCTAAAGGATCAGGCGTTTTCTGCCCTCTATAATATCGCGGGGGCAACACTGATGGCGTATCGCGGCATTGCATGGGGGTTATTCTCCACGGATACAGGAGTGCCGATATTCCCCAAATGCCTGTATTTTGAGGTGTCATTGCAGGAGCAGGGGCAGATTACGGATGCGCCTGTAGAAGATGGCTCGTTTGTAAGCTACAACAAGGTGGATGCCCCTGCGCAATATGTGCTTGGCATGTCCCTAGGGCCGGTATCAGCACAGCAATCAACAGATTTGGCATTGCTGCGCCAGATGCGGAGCAGCACGGATTTATATTACGTGCATATGCCTAACTTTATTTCCCCTGCGGTAAATGTAGTGGGCCTCTCCATACGCAGAACAACCCAGAGCGGCGCTGATCTTTTGCTGGTTTCCGTTATGCTGCGTGAGGTTCGCACATTTGCGACAGCTACGCTTACAACCAAAAAAAACGGCTACAGTGCCACGGCTACGCAGGTGGGTGTGGTGAGTGCGCAAACCCCAACAGCAGCGCAGGCAAAGGCGATTGCATCTTAACATCTTCCTCGCCCTAAAGGGCGAGGATTTCTCCGGTCAGACCGGATGTAGTTTTCGCTTCGATGCCGCAGTT